GATAGACGATGCTGGCATAGCGACCGGTGGCGATGTTATACCCGCCCGTCTTCACCAGCCACAAGTGCAGGGGGAATCCGAACTCGTCGCGCTCAACATACACAAAGCTGTTGCCGTAGAACAGGCGATTGATTTCCACCAGTCGCCACAAGTCGCTGGCGGACATGATGGGGTTCGGCTCCTGCTGCAACAGATAGTTGATGCGCTTACCCAGTCCGCGCATGTCTTGCACGAAGTTGCCCTTCTCGAAGTCCTTCTTGCGGTACTGCACGGGCATGACGCTCATGGTGTCGGCTCGGAGGTTGACGGCACGATACACCGATGCCACGACCAACGCCTGTTCAGGGCCTCGGACGTAAGCAATGCGCTCCTGATAGTCGCCGCCCTGCACCGACTGCTTGCCATTGTCGGCAGGCATGGTGCTGCTTGGCACGCCGGGCACTCCTGCCTCGCGCTTCCTCGTTGAGCGGAATAGGTTTGCAAAAATTCTATCCATAGTTATCTCGTTTTTCTTTTCGGGCGAAATACTGTCACGGGTTTACTTGTCGTTCACAATCTGCTGGCAGAGGAACTGGATGGTGTTGCCCTGGCGGTCGGGGTTGAACGTCTCCGGCAGAATCTGGTACGTCTTGCCCTGCCACTGAATGCGCGAGCGTTCAGTCACGATATTGTTCCACCGCATGCGCACAATCTTCACACCGTAGGAATCCAGTGCCCCGGCGGTCATGCCGCTCTTGCCCTTCTGCCAGTCCACGCTTGCCCACACCATCCCGGCAGGCTCGAACTCGATGCCTGCGCTGTCGAGTCCGAACTTGCCCTGCTGTGCCTCCCGTCGGTTCAGGATGGTCACGCGGTGCTTCAAAAGTCCACTTGTGTATGCCATTATTCTTCAGTTTTGAAGTAGTCTTCGTATGGTGTCCAGTCTATGCTATCCTTCTCCTGCCAGCCTTCTGCCAGACACTGATTGATATATCCGACAGCCTGCAAGTAGAAGTCCTCGGCATCGGCCATTGTTTCAAAGGTGTGGTAGATAGGTGTGTCATCCTCGTGCTCACCCATCTTGAAGGTGACGGGCAGCGTGGCACCTTGCTTCTGCACGGCAAGGTCATAGGCCGACTTGAAGTTGAACTGATTCTCCTGTGAGAGCCACACGGGTATTGGGTCGCCGCCTGCCTGCGGTGTCCATACCATGCCGCTCACTATCTTCTCGTCTGTCCGTGCGTTGATGTCAGCGATGATGGCATCCTTCACCATCTGGAGGTTCAGTTGTGCGTTCTGCTTCTTTGGCAGATAGATTTCATACCACTCATATAGGTCGCCACTCAGTTTCTTCAGGCCGTAGCAGATGGTGATACGGCTGCCGTCCTCGCGTATCGGTGCGAAGTCGGCTTGATTTCCGTTCATTTTGTTCATATCGTAATCGTTTTTATAAGTTTCTACATATCGGCCATTACGCCGCATGGGGTTTACTCAGCCCGATAGAATGCGCCATGTGGTAACTGGCAGTGTGCGAGAGTATGCCGAGATAGGAGTCGATGGTACGTTGTGTCCGCTGTTCGTCTTGCAAGTCGAGTTGCTGCAATCTTTCGGTTATTCGCACGAATGTCTTGCGACTTACATAGTCGCGGTATGGCTTTAGGAATGCGCCCAGGAACTCCACTCCCTGATGCTCCTCACGGATATGGAGTTTACCCATGTGCAGTTGCAGTCCTAATTCGTCTGCAAGGAACTCCCTTTCCCGTGGCACTTGATGGATGAGCCATTCGCGGTCAGGGTCTATCTGTACGGAGTCATCCACGTATCGGCCATAGTGACGGCACTTGATGTTGCGCTTGATGAATTGGTCAAAGATGTTGAGATATACATTCGAGAAGAGTTGCGAGGTGAGATTACCGATTGGTAATGCCACACCTGGCTCTGCGAAGCGCATACATTTTGCGTGGTCGATGTCGTCCCAGTCTGAGGAATCGCCGACTATCTGACAGTGTTCCATCGGGTCAAGCATCACTATCTGTTCCGTGAGCCACAGGATGAAGTCAAAGTCACGGATGTCACACCAACGGGTTGCAGGTGTAAGCAGCACGCCGCTGGGAATGGTGGCAATATCTTCATTCATTCCTATGCGGTGGGTGCGCATCTTTTTTAGGCTGTCGGTGGCTATCCGTAGCAGTATCTCACGATTGATGTGCATGAAGTAGCCGCGAATGTCAAGCGACATGGCATAGGCGGGTTCCTGCCAGTTGTGTGATGCCTCACGGATATGCTGGCGCAATCGGCTGATGCCGTAGTGAGTGCCGCGCCCTTCGATGCAGGAATAACTATCGGCAATGAAAGTGCGCTCGAATAACTGGTGGGTATATCGGAAGTAGAGATGATGCACGATGCGGTCGCGGAACATGGCTGCGAACACCTCGCGCTTCTTGGGATAGGTGACGACGAAAGCACTTCGACGGTTGCGCCTCGTATCGCCGTGTCAGCAGATCATCACACAACTCGTTCAGGTTCTCGGCCAAATTTGCCTCAAACTTCTGAACGTAGGACATCTTGTGCTTGTGGCGTGCTGCGTCGTAGAATGCCACATAGAGGTTGTAGAGCAGTTGTTGCCGGGTCAGTGTGTAACCTGATGATGATGGTTCTGCCATTGTGGGAAAGAAAAAGAGTGTGGCTTTCATCATGTCGCCTGTTAGAAAAATCGAAGCCGTCAGTTGATGAGTGCTGCACCGCCCTGCGAGCGAAGCCGTTGAACCTGTTGTTGTTCTGCGGGTTCACTCCGCCTGAGTTGAAGTTCAGGTTCCTGCCGTTCGTCTGCGAGTTGAGACTGCGAGACCAGTAGTTACCGTTCGAACCGCGGTTATTCCACGACTGGCCATTGCCGTTGCCTGAGCAGGGGAAGAAGCCCTGGGGCGTGCTTGAGTGTCGGTCACCGCCTTAGTACGACTGGTGCTGCGGAATCCATGAGGCGGAAGCCACTGCATGTCTTTGTTTTTTCACGCATCCTACGGATGTATGACGGGCGACCTATGAACTAATCTTTACCCTGCGCTTCTTGTGGCGACACTGCCACACTCTTATAGGTTTTATGGGGTTATAAAATACTTAATATCTGTTGCTGAAGGCTGGCGATGAACTGACGGTTGTCATTGTCGGTGTGCATCTCCAGTCTGTATGCCATAATCTGTGAGAGGATGCCGCCGCCCGTCGGCTGTTGCGTTGTAGCAATGGTCGATGTGGTGGCGGGTAGAGCATTGGCAGGTTTGGGCTTCGGTGGTCGCTTATTGCCGTTCTCGTCGATGGTATCTTCCTTCGTCGATAGCGGTATGGCAGCTTTCCATTTGGTGAATGCCTCGTGCAGACGCTCGTAGGTCACTTCCGAACCGTTCGATGGTGTGGGTAGCTTGATGGTAATGACGATGTGCTTGTTCTCGTTCGACTCGAAGTTGAGCCGCGTCGGGATAAACTTTTCGACTGACTTAATCGGAAAACCAACGAAACAGAACTCTTCTCCGGTGGTGGCGAGTGTCTTCTTGCTTTCCTTCAGCGGCTTGCGGTCTCTTGTGTCCTTGCGCACCCTGTCGTTGTATGTTATAGCGACGATGAGCCATGCTGACCATTCATAAGCGCGATAGAAATCGCCCATCTCGAAGATGTGTATCTTGTTCCACTCCGTCGGAGCTTGCCGGTTGCGCTCCGTCTGTAGTACGTCTGCTATTTTTGCCATTATTATCTGTCTTATTGCGCCTTCCTCGTTCTTGTCGCTTTTGCAGGCTGTCGCCTGCCGGAGCGACAAGAACGTGACGGGAAGGGTAAAGATTAGTTACTGCACCGCCCTGCGAGCGAAGCCGTAGGACCTGCCGTTGTTGCCCTGCGGGTTCACTCCGCCTGAGAAGAAGTACAGGTCCCTGCCGTTCGTCTGCGAGCGGAGACTGCGAGACCAGTAGTAACCGTCCGAACCGCGGTTATGCCACGACTGGCCATTGCCGTAGCCTGAGCAGGGGAAGAAGAGCAGATTGCCGTTTATTTTTGATTTCAAGTAGATGCCCACGATGTTGTTCACCGTCACCAGTTTGTTGGTTACTGATGCGTCGATGACTGTCTCACCGTCGGCTTGCACGTAATAGATGTTGGCAAAGAGCTCGGCAAAGTCTTCCGTCGCAGGGTCGTGACAAGGACTGCCCAGTATGGCACGCGCTGCATCGTAGCTCAGCCCTGCATTGGCGGTCAGCTTTGAGCCTGGTGTCTGAGCATAGGGCCCGTCGTTGGATGATCCCCAGTTGTAACTGAATGCCGATGTGCTGATGGGGTTATGCCCCTCGGTGTTGCCCCATGAGAAGAATGTGCATTCGTACTTAAACGGAGACGGCTTGCCGTCCACCTCCGCGAAGCCGCTCTGTGTAGTCACGTCGATATTGGCAATAGCCCACAACAGACCGCTTGGCAGGCCCATATCCACGAAGAGGTCGCTCTGACTTGACGGGCGTTCCAACCCCTCGATGCAGACGACATTATAGTTCGTGCCGTCGTATATCACGGTGATGGTGCAACCGGCCTTAACCAATCCACCTTGCAGCGCGGCACCCTGAATGAACAGAGGCTTGGCTCCTGTCGATGAGATATTCAGCGTAGCCCCGTCCACGTTGATTGATTTCGTGAAGCGGATGCTCACAGGCATATTCTTCAGGAGAATGAAATTGGCGATAGTAGCTACCTTCGCAGCAGTCGTTGCATCGGTAGAGCATATACCATAACCGAGACCAATCTGTGCACCGTCGGTGATGCTTGCCTGCTTCCCTGTTTGCAAAGCCTGCTCCGCCTGCCGAGCGCGTGCTGTCTCGGCAGTCAGGTCTGCCTGCGATGCCTTCTGACCAACTGCCGTGTTGATGCTCTGCACCAGCGCGTCAATCTCCGTCTTGGTGTAGTAAGATGTGAGCGCCGTAGCGATAGCGTTCTGCACACGCTGGTTCAGTTCTGCATTCGTCGGCAGGTCGGTGAGCTTTGTCACCAGGGCAGCTGTGATGCCGCTTTGAATGGCTGCCCACTGCGCTGCGGTGAACGATGAGTTGTTCAGGTCATACTCAAACGTCCAGCCTGTGCCCTCTACCCACTTGTAACGCTTATATACGGTGTTGCCAGCTGCGTCGGTAGCAACGACAAAGGCGTAGTCATTAGCGTTAGCAGTCACCTGCTCCAGTTCCTGAAGACTGTTGTACGTGCCTTTGAAGTCAGCCGTAGCAGTTGAGATGCTGCTGTTGACAAACTCCTTGTCGGCAAGTTGATTCTGGGCTGTAGCCTGTGCCGGTATCTTGCCATTGATGATGTCTATAGCGGTCTGCAATGCACCCTCTGCACCTTCGGCGCGAGTCTTCTCGGCGGCAATCTTGCCGTCGAGCACACCATCAGCCTGCTGACGGGCTTGCGCCTCGTTGTTGATAGCGGTCTGAAGTGTACCCTCCGCACCTTCGGCACGTGTCTTCTCTGCGGCAATCTTGCCGTCAAGCACGCCATCAGCCTGCTCACGGGCTTGTGCCTCGTTGTTGATAGCGGTCTGAAGTGTACCCTCTGCACCTTCGGCACGTGTCTTCTCTGCGGCAATCTTGCCGTCAAGCACACGTTCGGCTTCTGCCGCACGGCTTGCCTCTGTGTTGATAGCCTGCTGCAAGTTATTCTCCGCACCCTGGGCACGGTTCTTCTCAGTGGCGATTTTGCCGTCAAGGGTCTGCTCCGCGCCCTCGGCACGGGTCTTCTCTGTCGCCACCTGATCGTCCACATACGCCTTGTCGGTCAGCGGATTCTCAGGTGATGCCTCTTCTGGCAACTTGCCATTGATGTCCTCAATGGCTTTCGTATTCTTTGGCACTTGGTCGAAGATCTCCTGTATCTCGACATCGGTCTGCCTAACCTCGAAGATGTCCTGATCTGTCATATCTGTAATGTTTTAGTCGAATTGATGTCGTGTTACGATGAATTTGCCGTTGTTGCTCATGATGCGGTGGCCGTAGAAGTCGGCAAGATAGAGCACCACGGGGTCAAGCGGCAGCTCTTCGCCTGCCAGTCGCATCATGGGCTTGAGCATGAAGTCAAAGGCGTAGGGCACGGTGCTCATGGAGAAATTCTCTGTGGTCCCCCTGTGCTGATACCAGTCATCCACCAGCAGGAGCGTGACCTGTATGAGCTTCCGGGGTACATGCCCATATACCTGCTTTACGTTGCGCAATGGTCGCCGAATGATGGTCAGCACGGCATCCTCTGCCGCCTCTGCCATGCCCTCCAGCCGCGTGCGCTCCAGCTCCGCCTGCTCATCGTCAAGCCGGAGCTGTGCCTTGATTTCGTCAAAAGTGAGATATTTCATATTCTCTTTGTTTTTTTTGTCTTACTAAAAAACCCCCGCTTTGGTTGCGGAGGTTTACTATTTAATGCTCAATGCTTAACGCTCAACGCTTAATGCTTAAAGCTCAACGCTTAACTCAGCGGCCCTGTGCCCTTGAAGACGAAAGAACCTTTGACCAATGTGCCTACCTGATAGTCCTGCACCGCCTCCGTGCATATCACGGTGCCGCCACAGTATGTATCGGAGCCGTGTTGAGGTGAGTCTTGTATTCTGATGTTGAATGTCTGCCCCACCATCAGCGGGTAATCGTAGATATTGTTATCGTCCGTTATCAGGTAGTCGGTCTCTATGCTCCACTCCTTGCGTCCTGCGAGAAATTCCTTCCACCGCGAGCTGGTAGCCGATGCTATCTCTATCGTCTCGCCTGCTACTCTCAGCCTGTCAGCCTTCACACCTGCCACTAACGGCTCGTTCGTGTCCCGCGATATTATGATTATATATTTTCCTTTTGTTACCATATCTTCTTACCTCCTTGACCTTACATATTCTCCTTTGCCGGTGCGGTTGCGGTAGTTCATCTGCGAGAGGTAGATGTCCTCTCCCTTCACTACTGCATAGAGCCTCATACCTGTGTTCTCTCCGTCGGTGCGCAGGGCCGTTGCGAGGTTGTTTGTCTGCGCTTTGTTCAGCACCAGTTCGCCACTGTTGAGTCCTACAGGCGTAACGCCATCGACCAACCCTCTCACCTGGTCGCCGCTGTATGAATTGCCGGGGACGAAACCGCCGCCCTCGCGGTTTACGATACCACCGTTAGCGTAGCCTGTGGCCGAATGGATTGCCGCAATGGTGCTTATCATCGTTGCCGTGCCTGCTGCCGCAAAGGCTATCCAGCTCCAGGGGTCTTTCGGTGTCGCCATAGCCTGCGAGAAGCTCAGTGCCACATTGCCGATGGCCTGCATCACCAGTCCCGCCACCTTGGCCGTCGGGTCTTCAAGCGAGCTGATAGCCCCGCCGAGGGTGCTCATTGCCGAGCCTGCCTGCTGGGTGTTCTTGGATAGCGTGGCGACGGCGGTGTTCACCTTATCTATGGAACCGGCCTTTACATTGAGCGTAATGGGTTCAAGTCCCCTCTCCCGCAGCAGGGCATTGATGTCGGAGAGGGCATATCCCACCTCTTCCGTCAATCTATCCTTGTCTATTATTCCACTGCTCAGAGCATCACGCAGCGGTGCTGTGATAGCCTCTATCTGTTTGGGATCTATACCTCCAGCGAGTGCCGATGTAGTAATACTGTTCAACCCTGTTGCCGCTGTCAGTTGGTTGGTTGCCTCAGTCCATTTCTCGCTACCGATGGTCTGTGCTCCTTGTGCTTTCTTCAGTTCACTGATATAGGCAGACAGTCCGGTGGTGCTTCCAAGGTTAAGGGGCTCCACCTCCTTCGCCTCTTTCTTTGTCCCGTGCAGCTCGTCGCGTATTGCTTTCTGCCTTGCCAGCTCCTCGTCAAGCATCTGCACCTGTGCGCCAATCTCCGCACGTCTCTCGCCGCTGGCCTTGTAGGCTTCCTCCTCCAGCTGCGCTATCTGCTGCTGAATGGTCAGCTCCTTCTCCTTCTCCTCCTTTGCGGGCTTGGGAGTGGTAGTCTTGTGGCCTGATGAGGAACGGGTATGTGATGTGGGAATAGGGCGCGGTGTCGGTGAGGGAGCGGGACCGTTGATGAGCAAGTCGCGGTTCTGCTGAAGGTATCGTGCCGCCTGCTGGAGCCTGATAGTTGTCTCCATCTGCTCCCTCTTGGAAGCGACGCTATACACCGTCGTATTGCCTTCCTTGCTCTCCCTCTCCTTGCCCACATTGGCAAGCTGCGTCTGCAACTGCTTCTGCCATTGGTCAAAGCGTCTCTGCCTCTCCGCAGGGGTTGCGCCCTCTGCTATCCTCTTGCCTATCTCGCCACCGAAGTTATAGCCGTAGTTCACGCTGCCGGTGTTGCCGCTGTTGCCCTTGCCGCTGATGTCGTTCATCAGTCCTTGCCAGCCCTTGCGGATAACGGAGAGCTTGTCAATGACCCATGCCAGTGCCTCCACAAGGTTTGCCTTGATGCCTGTCGCCATCTGTTCCCACCCGTCATACTCGAAGCAGTCCCTTATGGCCTTGTTCAGCTTCACGTTGGCTTCGTACAGCTCATCGTATGCGTCACCCAGCTCTCCCGTCTGTCTCTT